GCCGTAGAACAGGTAGTCGGCGTGCATCTCCAGATGGGTCGGCGTGTCGACCGTCATGCCGGTCTCGATCGCTACATACACGTCGTCGACCGGATCGTATTCAAAGCCGTTGCCGACCCCGTTGGTGCCATAGATGCGAAAGCCGGTGGCCGGGTCTTGGCTGAAGTTGAAGTTGTGCGAGCGCAGGTAGTAGTTACCGTTGGGCGGGATCGTCTGCGCAGCGCTGGACACGTAGGTGCAGTAGGTCACGCCAGCAACCTTCAGCAGCTCGTTGGCGGTCGGCGTGCCGGTGATCGCGGACACGATGAAGTAGCCGGCCGCGTCGGTGCCCCATGTGCCGGTCAGCGTGGCCACGCGCTTCACGGTCATGGTGGCGCCCGAGGTGGCGCCGGTCAGCACGGTGCCTTCGGGCATCTGCTGCATCGAGGCGGCATAGACACCGGCGCTGTAACGCACCTTGATGCCGAGCACGATGGGCACCCAGCCGGTGCTGGCGGCCTTGAACAGTAGCGCCTGCGTGCCGCCGGAGTTGTTGCGCCATGCATACACGCCATTCGCGTGTGGCCATACCGCCAGCACGGCGCCGGAGCACGAGGCGCCGCCGACGGGGCCGATGGCAGACTGGAAATACAGCCACTTCTGGTAGTAGTAGCTGTCCGACAGCGCCGTGGTCAGGCCGCCGTTGCTGATCGACGGCCCTACGGAAGGCGTGGTCGACGCGCCGCTGGTCAGGGTCGAGCCGCTGCCGAGGAAGGTGCCGGTGACGGTGACCAGCACCAGCACGTAGTTCACGGTATCGAGGTAGGCCAGGATGCCGGTAGCGCCGGAGCCGGACTCGGCGACCGTCGCGCCCGGCGCCGGAGCGAACGCATGGTTGCTGAAGGCGATCGACACGAACGGCGCATCCGAGGGCGAGGTGTGCCCGTCGAAGCGCTCGTAGCCGTCGAAGCGGCGGTAGCCACCAAGCATGCCCGGCTCGTAGTTCTGACACCCCAGCAGCTCGCCCGGCGGGATCAGCGCGGGCGCATCCATCACGTTCAGCCCGCCGGTGGCGTTGAACGGCTTGCTCGTGCGGATGCTGTTTCGCAGTGCGGCTTTGCCTTGCGAAGCGAGGGCGCTACCGAAGTCCATGGCATCACTCCACGAAACCGTCAGGGTTGGTGGTGGAGTCGTTGCGGCTCTTGCGGGCGGCGCGGCCATTGGGCAGGCAGGCCGACTCCAGCTTGTCCAGTGTGTCCATGTATTCGGCGGTCGAGCCGGTGAGGATTTCCACCGCGTTCTCGCGCTGCGCATACAGGAGCTTGGCGCGCTCCACGATGATGGTGTCGTACTGGGTGGGAATGGGCGAGGTGTCGGTGCCGTTGACCATGCGCACCGGCACCGTCCAGTAGTTCAGCTTGGCCGGCAGTGCTGCCAGCGTCAGGTGCGACAGCCAGATTTTCCCGGACGGGTCGATCGACCAGCACGTCGGACTAGCATTGACAGTCTTGATCTTGTTTTGCCACGTCACCATGAAGCGTTCCCAGTCCATCCATACCGGATAGGAAGGCTGCACGCCCGTGATGTCGGGGTTGAACACCAGCGACCGGTGGTCGATGTCGTTGAAGGCTTTGGTGGTCTGGAAGGTGTCGGTGCCAGCACCGATCGTCAGCACGTCCTTGAACCACAGGAAGTTCCAGTCCGACCACAGGCTCTGCACCAGGATGTCGGCGCGCGCCACCCAGTTGACGATACGCACCAGCTCGGTGCTGGTGTTGGCTGTCACGGTCTGAATGACGCCGCCGGTGATACCCAGGTCGGCAACGACATCCTGACACAGCGCAAGGAAGCTGCGGCTCATGGCCTAGCCGCCGTGATGACGCAGCAGGAAGGCGATACTCAAGTCCTTGTCGGACGGGTCGGGAATGAACACGTCCGCGTCAGTGACTTCATCCAGCATCGCGCGCAGCTTCACCGCCGCGGTGTAGATTTCGGCGTCGGACTTGCTGGCCAGCAGATCGGCCATGCTCACCGGGTCGAGCGGTTCACCGGGAGCGGGCGGGTTCACCACGATCGGCTCACCGGGTGGTGGCGCTACCACGGACAACTCCTCGACCGGCTCGAACAGATGGGGACTGTGCTCGCGGTTGTAGTAGCAGTCCGCCACCTCGCCACTCACCTTGAAGTACACGTTGTCCTGAAACAACGCCATCGTTCCCACGTCGGCGCCATAGGTCTGCCCGTAGGGGCGGTTGCGATCCAGTTTCATGGGAGTCAATTCCTCTGTTTGCCGAAGCGATCGGTCTGGAAGGGAAACTGGTCGTTCTCGCACTGACCTGCCATTGCTTCACGCAACGACAGGCCCTCGGCCAGCGCGGGCTCACCAGTGACGGCCGCGGCGACCGCGGCATGGTCGCGGATCACGGTCTTGGAGCGGCGCGAGGCCAGTCCCTGATCGGTGATCGCGGTATAGGGCATCTCGGCCGGCTCGAACGACTGACGTTGCACATCGCGCAAGGTGGCGTCGTTGAAGCCTTCCGGGGAAGGAAAGATCGCGTCGATGGACGCGGTGATCGGGGTGGCTTTCAGTTTGCTCATGGGTTTCTCCGCTCACGCCAAAGGACGGGTGGTGATACCACCCGTCCAGGTTACGAACCGATCAGCCCCACGACAGCTTGGCGCTGGCTCCGGCGTTGTCGACCTTGCCCATCTGCGGGCCGTCCGGCTTGCCGGTAGACACGTCGCGGCCTTCGCCGAGCGAGTCCGGGGTTTCGTCGTGAAACGGCATGCAGCAGGACAGGCCACGAGCGAGGCTGCTGCCGGTGCTGATCGGCGTGCGCGGGTTCTTGTCGCCGAACACGTTGCCCGGCGAGCCGGAATTTTTGTGCACGGCATTGACCGGGAACTCGTCCGGGCCGACGCCGGAAGGGGTGTTGCCGAGTGCGGCATTGAGGGGGTTGGACATGGTGGCGTTCCTCCGAGGTGGAATGGCAGCGGCGCGACGATCAGGTGGTGATCTTGTCGTAGCCGATCAGGATGTAGACATCGCCCGTGCCGGCCGGGGTGCCGCCGGTGGGCGCCACGAACGTCGCGATCAGGTCGTGCAGACCCGAGGGCGCGTAGTTGCCGGCGAGGTAGTTGGTCTTCCACACCGCCGCCACGTCGTTGCCGGTCAGGCTGGCACCGGCGGCGAGCGCGCCCAACGTGAGCGAGGCGAACTTGTCCGGCGTGGTGCCGTCGCCGATCTGCACGACGGCCGGGGTGGTGACCTGGGTGAACAGCACGGTGCCCACCACCATGAGGTCGAGCACGCGGGCAAACGTCGCGCCGCGCGGAATGGGCAGCTTCTGGCTGCTGCCGGTGGCGAAATTGACCGCGGGGAACTTGTGGGTAACCGCATGGTAAGCGTCATATTGAGACATGGGTTTTCTCCGAAGGAAGGGAAGGCTAGAGCACGCTCTAGTTCAAGCTGTCCCATTTATAGATGCGGGCGTTGTAGTAGTCCGCCGTGGTCGCGCCATGCACCAGGCCGAAGCCGCCCACGTATATCCACGCGATACCGCGCGACCGGCCGTAGTCGGTCGGAATCTTGCCGCGGATTTCCTCCGGGATAACCATCGCCTCGGCCACGGTGTCCTCACCGAAGAAGAAGCACCAGTCGGACACGCCATTCGTCCATGGCACCGCGTTGCGGAACGTGTAGCCCGTGGCGTTCCATGCGCCACCGTGGGCAATGGCGGTCTGCTCGATGAAGCGGATGCCCTCGTAGCGGCCGACCTCGCCATTGGCGATCATCTGGAAACCGGACTCGACGTACTGGCGAATCGCCTCCAGGCTGTTCTTGAAGGTGCGGAACGTCGTCGGCCACGCCATGGCGTAGTAGTCGTCGCCGGTGTACGGCGGCACGTTCGCTTCCTTCATCACGTCGGAAATCGCCTTGACGTGACCGTTGGTCATCGGCGTGTTGTTGGTGATCGTCGGCGCACCGATCTGCACCGTGACCGAGGTGGTCGAAGTGCCGCCGGCCGGGCCGAGATGCATCACGGTGGCGTTGAACTGCGCCCACGCGGCGCCATCGAGCGTTTCCTTCGCGTCGATCTTCAGCACCTTGTGGATGATTTCCGTCACCGGCTGCTTGCTGAAGTTGTCCAGCTTGCCGGTGTACGGCACGCTGTTGCCGTATTCGGTGATGCTCAGCGAGCCCTGCTGGATCGTGAAGTTGGTCGAGGGCATTTCGACGTTTTCATCGAGCTGCGCACCGCCGGTCTTCACGCGGCTGTAGACGTCCCAGTTGAACAGCTGGCCCGTGTGCAGACCCTTCTCGGTCGCGTCCTTAGCGTCCGCGAATTGTCGGAACTTGACCGTGGGGAGAAGATCCATGCGCAGCACATTGCTGAGCTGATCGCTGTACATGAATCCACCTAAAGCGTTAACACTCCAAACTTGTCCAGCCATGATGGCGTCCTCCAGTGGTATTTCAGTGGCCGAACCTCCGGCGCTGTGCCAGCAGCTCGACATAGGATTGGTTGTTGAGTGGGGCCTCCTCTGCCGGGATCGGTGCCGAACCTCCCGCGGACGGGATGACGGGCAATCCCTGCTTCATCGTGCG